TGTTGCGTGATTTGACAATCACCATCTTAGGAGCAACACCAAGAGAGTGAGCAATAGCTCGACTTGCGGCATCGCCGTCACCCGTATAGGTTACGATGTCAAAGCCTTGGGTCGCGCCTTCTTTCCATTGCCATGCTGCATAGGTAGCAGCGTTAGTGTTTACTGCTGCATCGTTTCCTAAAGTAAACCCGGACGTACCAAACGTCGATAATCCTTCGGTTAGTGTAGCCTCAGGAGTAACAGCGTTGGTTATAAGTTCTTGTGTTGTACCTCGGACAGCATCATACACCGCATGATCGGTTGCTGCTGATCTGCTTTTTATCCATACAAAATCAGGCTGAAATGTACTATTACCGCTTTGAGATACTACGTTGCCCCCAGAACCAATAGCTGTGCCATTGCCAGTATACAGCGTCGTCTGGAAATACGCCGAGCCGTCCTTGATCGTCGGCGTAGGCAGGTTGGCGGTAGACAGGGCTTTGAAGCCGGTGGGCGGAGTGTAGGTGAAGCCAAGTTGGCCGAAGTTTGCTGTGTAGTTAGGTGAACCGGTGGTTTTCCCAGCCCACAACGCAAACCACTCTGTGCCGTCATTTAATCCGCTAAATCGAGGGTCAGTATTTGTAGCAGGGTTTGCGGTTCCACTGCTATCAAACCACGTTCCATTTTTTCCAAACCAAAGCGAACCGTTGTCGCTGTCGTAAGCGACCATCAAAACATCGGTTGCAGCAGGGTTGCCTACGCCAGTCCAGTTCGCGCCGCTGCCGCCGGCCGAATCAGTTTGGACTTTGGTTACACCCCCGTTATTGGTGTCAAACCAAGACCCAAATCCCCAGCCACGGTTGCTTACCGTTGCACCTACGTCATTCACATTCGTCATAGATTTTGAACTACTTGCCAGTCCGATTTGATTTTGATAACCAAGCGTATTACAAGTTATTTCCCAGTAGTATTTACCAGATTGCGGTATTGCAATTGTTCCGCGAATACCAGCCTGATCTGCCCCCGACGTAGTGTTTAAATTTCCGTCGGCCGTAGTAATGTTACCTTTGTCGAGTACGTTCCACGTACAGAAATTATCAGTCGGCGTATCAGTAACCTGATCCGCACTGGTCAGCCCTGCCGAAGTGAAATCATTCCCGTTGCCGGAGTAATCTGCGCCGAGATCGGCACTGTCCTCGCCTGTGATGTAGAAGCCGTTGGTGCCGTAGGTTAGCCCGGTAACTTCAATCGGACGCCACACACCATTGTCGTCATATTCACCAAAAGTTGTTGGGTCAGTAATATATTGGCCGTCAAGGTGATGAAGTTCGGCTGCATAAACGTTGCCAAAATTCGTCGTATGACCCCACGCACTTATTGCAAAGGACATTCGTTTACCACCGCCACTGGCGTTCATATCGTATGCAAAATTCGGTGGATTCAGAGATGGGGGTAGACTTAGTTCTTCGCCGTTTACCCAGATGCGCTGCGTGGTATTAACAGCATCAACGGCCCAGATTATATGATACCAAGCTGAAAGGTCTCTAAGTTTTAGGGCGTTGACCGATCCGACCGGGTTGGCACCCGTGGTGTCAAAATAGGTGTAAATTCGGTCGTCGGTGTTTATATAAATGGCGGCAATGCCGTTATTTGTACTGGTATTTCCCGCAGTCATCAAGTAACTTAGCAGACCCGTCTTGTGACGCTTGAACCAGAAGGATGTAGTCCACTTCTTTTGATCGCCCGTAGAGGTAGGGGTGCGGGTTAGATATGCGCTGTCTTCCCGGTTTAACCGGATCGATTGGTCGATGGTGTAACCAGCACCAGACGCACCTGCGGCACCAAGTATATTTTGATGATCGTCAAAAACTGGCATACTTATAACTCCTTATGCAGTGCCAAGGAGATCAATCGTAGCAACTGCATGAATTGTGTTTGAAGAATAAACGTAGTAGTCGACACGATCTTGCTTACCAGCAGTCGTTGAAAATGTTGGAGCTGTTCCTGTAGCAAAACGCCAGTATGAACCCCAAGATACAGTATAGCTACCATTAGAGGTAAATGTAAGTGAACCAGACTGACCAACTGAGTTTGTCAGAGTTGGATTTGCAACTGTCAGGTTAGCATTCGTTGTCAACTTATAGTGATTAGCATTCGTCAATGTAAGAGAAACTGTATTACCAGCAAGACCATGATAAACGCCAAGATCACTAATAGTGCCACGCTGAGCGACCGTGAAGTTATTGTTTCGATCTGTATGCGCAGTGTTTGCATTGAGCTTATTATATGAGACTGAACTATCGGCAAGTTCGCCTTCTCCTACTGCACTTGCGCCAATTGCTGCTTTATCGACTACACCAGCACCAAAGTAAGTATTCGAACTGATACCGCCTGCTGTCTTTGCGATATAACCAGCAACAGTATTTGCTACCGTGATCATCGTTGCAATATATGCATTAGTATTTGCAAGTGCTGCTTTTGCTTGTACATCAGCTGTAGTATATGAAGAGGTGTTTAGCTTCGTGCCAATATAAGAGTTAGTATTGGCGAGACGGCTATTTGCAGTTGCCTTATCTTCTTTTGTGTTGATATAGGTGTTCGTATTTGCTAGGAACGTAACCTTAGTAGCTGCAATCGAAGCGTTTGGAATTGTCAACGAACCATTAATCGTTAGAGTATTTGAAGTAACGCTATTCGCACTGATCGTATTTGCAGATGGAGCAATAGTATTAACACGATCCGTCACAAGGTTCGTGTTGACTCTCCACTGGTTAAATGTATTTGCAAGTGATGTGTTTGAAAGCGCCATTCTTATTTACCTTGTTGTGAGGAAAGAATCAACTCGATCATTCCTATAAGCTCTGTCAATTCTTCTTTAATACTATTTATATCATCAAGCACAGCTGCTTGTTGCTTCTTCTTTCTCTTGTAAGCATCGAGGCCTCTGTTATCCACAGCAAGCACAGCTCCTGAATCCACGTCTTTCTTAAAACCTTCAATATCATTGATTGGTTGCAACTTCATTTCTTACACCTTAAATCTGGAGTGCAACTGCACGGAAGTCCCTTAGTCTTGGAACGCGTGAAGGCGATGTTGAGAGAAGAACAACCTTGATCTTGAAGCGCTTGAAGCCAGTGTATGTAATACTATTATCAGTATACTGAACTTCACCACTTGCACCAGTCAAGCTTGCAGTAGGAATACCATATTCGAACTCGCGGAAGTCTTCAGTATTTTCTGAGTCTGAAACAACTGTTGTTGATGTAACCTGTGAAAGTTCAAGCCATGTTTTATCATCGATAGTATCACCATCATCATTATTAAGAAGCTTGACATAGATCTTAATATCAGCGGTTGATGGTTTGTATGCAGTGATGAATACCTTGAGATCTTCTGCATCCTGACCTTCAGCAAGTGTTACCGTACGCTGAATATATCGAGCTAGTGCGTTACCATTTGTTGTAGAATCTTCATTTGTTGAGTCATTATTAATAAGATTCTCTACAGTAAATATTGCAGCTCTATCATTATCAATTGCAGGTGAATGACGACGGTTCGCGCCATTAGTCAGTGTTGCAATGAATTCAGCAGACTTTTCGCTTGAAAGATTCGATACTTCATTTGAACGGCTGAGGATATAGCGGCGATTGTCGTAAGCAGTATCACTATTGATATTGACATTTCGGAATGCACTATCACGAGCAGATGCTGATGTTGCAAGCTTACCAGTCAGAGTAGTTGTAGTATCCTGAAGTTCAAGCTTGCTCATGAATGACTTGAATGTGTCAATCTTCAGATTATCTACCGAAACGATCTTTGCATCAAGTCCTGAAATCTGACCACGAAGCCAAGTGTTTGCAGTGAATGAACCAGATGGGCTTGAAAGATGTAGAGCAGTATTTGATTGTGTTACAGGATCGAAGAAGTATACACGACCAGTAGGAGTTGACTGGCTACTGATTGTAGCAGATACACCAGTATTTGCTCCAGATCCTGCTGCATACTTATAGATCGTTGTACTGTTTGTAAACTTGGTAGCGGTTGTAACTTCCTTGACACGGATTGTTGAACCACTGTTATAAGTCACGATACCATTTGCCTGAGCCGAAGTTGTATTTGCCTGCACGATGATATCACCAACATTAGCGCTGATTGCGCCAGAAAGGTTTAGTGTAGTTTCACCGTGGACAAGTTCGTTGACACGATCAAAGATAGTTGTACTGTCGGTATTTGCAATAGTCAAGTATTCCTTGTCAACATTCTTGAATACTGCAGTACCAGTCTGATTCGTGCTGAAGTTTGCAAAGTACATCTTGAACTTCAGATCTTCTTCTTGAATTGGAGTCCAAGTTCTATCATTAGCAGAAGCAAACAGAATACCTGCTGCTGGTTGTTCTGTTACTCTATTTCCAGTAATTAAATCATCTTCACCGAGACGTGCTGTCCAAACGGTATAATTTGGATTGTTATCGGCTGGCTTAATGATGATCGCATAATCTACATCATTAAGAAGATAAATTGGAGTCTCAAAGACGATCGGTGTTGGAGATGAACCATCAACGCTTGTATTGATATCTGCTGCTGGAACAACTATACGGCTGAAAGGAACCATTCTTGGAGTAATAGTTGCTGTTGCAGAATCACATTCACGAATTTCAATGATTATTGGTTGTGTTGAATCCTTTGAAGCAAAATAAAGATCTAGCTTCGAGAGATAAGCACCGGGGATTGAGCTATTGATACCATCAGAAACACGGAATGTCTGAGCAATAGGATCTTGCCCACCACCCGGACCCGCTCGTCCGCCTTCGTTGTTGCGGCCGCCGCCGCCGTCTCTTGATGAACCAATTCTAGTAGAAGTTTGTGAAACTTGGCGTGTCATAACTTCGATATTACGAGTTGAGATAATGTTACCCTGTTGAGTAACCGAAAGTCCACCAGCGCTATAAACTACGTCTGAGAAGGTTGTTGTCGCACCAGAAGAAAAACTGTTTGTTGGACTGTCTGTAAGTCTAAACTTAAGATTTCCGACTGGGAATTTTAATTGATCATTATTTGGAATTCTAAAGTTACCATAGAGAGTTCCATTAGAATCTGTAATAAGTGCAGAACCTTCGGAAGCAGTGTTGGCGAACGAAGAGTTTGCAGGAGCACAATAACTATTAACATCTTCACCGTCAAAGAATGCGTAGACTCGTGTACTTGGCTTAAATCCTTGTGCAGTAAAGTTAACATTTCTTGAACGCATATATGGAAGAAGCGCTACATTCTGTACAGAATCACCAAGATTTGTTTGGACAACATCACCAGCATTTACTACAAGCTGTTCACCAGTTCTTCTATCTATTCTTCGATTTAAATTGAAGCTTCGATCAAAGAAGCTTCGATTTACACTTATCGTTCCTACATCATTCCATGAGCCCCAACGTACACCAACATGATTTGCAACTTCTTCAAGAGCATCTGCAAGAAATCCAAAATCAACTGTAACAGATGGAGCAGTAGTAATATCCTGCCAATAATCTGTATCTGGTGTAAGAGTAATGGTGCCGTGGAATGTATAATTAAGACCTGTTGCATTTCGAGTATCGGTAGCATATGGCTGCTCGATAGTTGCTTCATGCGTCCATGGTAGAAGAATCAGTTTACCAGCAGATGGGGTTGCTACTGCTGAAACTGCCTTATTTGTTCCAGATGTTCCACCAACTACGTTTGCTGAAGTCGTGAAAGTACCAGAAACATTCTCAAGATAAAGTTTTGTTCCAACTTGATATACGAGAGTACCAGAAGCTGCGCCCTGGGTGATTGTCTCGCCGTTTGAATACGTACCAGAAGCAGAAAGAGTGACTGTAGTATCTTTTGATGTTGTTGTTACGCTCGATGAATTTGCACTCTTGAATTCGATCTGAACATCATCGAGCTTGAATGATGGGCGAAGTTCCTTGGTTTGCTTATCGATAGAAACTTTATAACCAGTATCATAGAAGTCACTTGATGTAAAGTCAACGAACTGATCTACGATAATACCATTCTTGAATCTGTCTAGACCATTTGTATCTGCAAGGAATAGATTCTTCGTATCAGACTCAAGAAGAGAGAGTGATGTATAATATTCGAGGTTATCGATACGCTGTTCAAGACCCTTGATATCCTTCATTGTGAAGCGACGGACACGAACTGGGTCTATCTTGATTGAAAGATCAGCACGTCCATTTGGAGCAGTTGCGGTTGAAATACGCTTTGCGTTTTCCTGAGGAAGCGACGGATATGGATTGATATCTACGATAGCAATGGTCATACCGTCAGATGGAGCGTCGGGAACACGAGTAACGAGATCTGGAACACCTTTGATTACTCGGAACTGGCCTTCTGAAGTAACAACGATTCTGTCTTTACGAGGTAGATAGTAATCGAAGTCTGTAATAAAATCTTCGTTTGGTGCCATATAACGCAATCCGCCACCTGGTTCGACGATAGCTGTTGATGTGGCTGGATTACGTGAGATATTTGTTAGAGTGGTTACACTGTTTGCTGTATCGGTGATACGAGGACGAATATCGATATGGTTTCGAAGATCGTAACGAACACCAGAAACCGGTGAAGTAAATACTGGAATTTCAGCAGTCTGAATCGCCGCAGTATTTGCAGTATTTGCATCGTCGATTGGGTATGAATCGACCGAAAGATATCCAATACCAGATGATGTATCGTGAGTGAAGTAATCAAACTTAATGAGATACACGTTACCGTTTGCAACCGAATGAGTTGCAGTTGTCTTTAACTTGAGTTTTGAGTGATCATAGAAGTTATCACGCATACCGGTATCAAGTTCGAACTGATCTGTAACATCAGTACCTTCAGAAGTTGTTGTAAAGAATGAGTTGCCGGTCTTCACACGAACTTCACGAAGCTTGTGACCATCTGAAAGACCAAGATTCCATGGTCCGGCTATTGTTCCGGAATCTGAAACATTGATCTCAATGTAACGGTTCTTATTGATGACCTTTGCGATTTCTTGACCGTCAACCTTCTTCAATTCACAAACAACAGAAGCGGCAACTGTACCAGAAAGTGTTTCTTGGATGTCAATTGTTGCACTTGTAGTTGAGTTGATCGTCACAGTTCTTGCTGCAACATCACCACCATAACCATTCAATGAGATCACCTGCCCAGGCTGGAACTCCTTAAAGAGAGTTGCATTTGATGCCGTACCACCAACAGTAGTACCATAAACACTTACTTGTGTTGTTGAATCAACGCTTGAGATCACGAGAGTATTTGCGATACCCTGTAGTTTGATTGCATCGCCGACATTATACTTTGTTGTGGCTGAAGTCAACTGAGTAATGGTATTTGAACCAGTTGCTTTAGACGCTGTAGTTTCAAGAGTAGAAGCACTGTTTGCAGATGCTTCGAGAACAACTAGGAAATTCTCACGTTCCTGTGTATCGTTAAGAGCACCAGTTGAGAATGGGAACTGTTCGTCAGCAGCACCCGTCGTTACTGTAACCTGGCCGTTTGTTCCGATTGTAACTGAAAATTCTTTTGAATAACGGAATTCGTTATCGATATTACCGTTAGTATCACGGAGTCTCTTGATATTTTCAGCAGGAATCTCAAACAACGCTCGGTTGAAGGCAGACTCGTTGAGAACAGCGCTGTTTGCGGTAAGAACTGTATCAGCAAAACCGTCATGTGATCCATCATTGAAATAGATAGAACGAACATAGCTGAAGGAGTTTGCAGTCATGTTGATATCATACAGATACATACTGTACTTACCGTCTGCAGCACCCTTTGTTCCACTGCTATACTGAATAGCACGAACACGAGCCTCACCGATCTTATTACCAACCGGTGATACAGATGAGAATGTAGTATTTGAGATCGCATTCATGGCAGTATCATAAAGATCGATACGATCGTGGCCGTTGATATCCCACGTACCAACAAGTTCTTCTACAGTTGTATAGTTACCATAGTTTGCTGGGATAGAGATATTCTCTACTGAATTGACGTCTGTTGCCTTATCAACTGCAACGTGATTTGTGACAAGATTTTCTACTTCATAACCACGCACATAAGCCTTACCTGGTGAAACGTCAACGACAAGTTTATTTGAGTCACCACTATTTGCTAATGTATATACACCACCGTTATTTGCTGAGTTCAGATGCTCACGCATGCGAGTATTCAGGCCGTTAACGATATAATCTCCAGACTCATCATAAGTACGACGAGCAATGTAATCATTGATCACCGAATAGATTGGCTTGTCTGTTTTAAATTCAACATTACCGTTCTTGATTCGAGCTCTTTCTACGAAATTAGCATCATTCGTATCGGTGAGTTCCTTTTTGGCAATTGTTGCGGTAAGCTTTAGACGATCTGCACCTGGTGCCGCATAGTTATATGCGCCTCGGGCTGGATCAAGCAATGTGGTGTCGGTCGTAGATGAAACTATAGTTTCTGCTATTGAATAGCCGATTTTGTAATTTGTATTTGCGGTATAACGGCCGACGATAGTATTTGCAGCATCAAATCGAATGAAATGATCCTTTGCAAACATCACACCATCGCCGAATGAAATTCGTGAACCAGCACCGGTAATATTAGTTGTCTGAACACCTTCAGTACATACGTTTGCAGAAAGCCCAGTATTTGATGTGAGAACCTCTCCGCTTGAGAATGCTGATACTGTACCATTTGCACCAGCACTAGTATAACGTACATATAATGTCTTAGTATTTGGAGTTGCAGCTTCTGAACCGGTAAGGGCATCGATAACATAAGCAGTAACACCAGAAGTACCACCGGTGATTGTAGAACCAACAAATGCAGCAGCATTGACTGTTGAACCAGACGCAGCATCACGAATCTTAACATACTTGATATTTCTATCATAATTCATCTCACCGCCACGTACTACGCTTCCTTCAGCAAATACGTGTTCGGCAAATCTGTCGATCTGATTTTGTAGAATCGTCTGAGTTTGTGTGAGTTCACGAGCCTGGACAGCAAGACCTGGACGATAAAGAATGCGATGGAAATTCTTATCCTCGCTATAATCGTCGTAGTATGGATCAACATTAAAGTTTGTTGATAATGATTGAGTATTTGCGATTGCCATTTTTTACCCTTAAAATTCTACAATAATCTTGAAGTCTTCAGTTTGATCTGAGACTCTTTCAACTGGTGTTCTGTTCTCAATATATATAAGGTCTCCACTATATTCATCCAAATCGCCATATGTGATACTCGTAACAAGACCGGTAACACTACTTGTATTTGCAGTAATAATATCTGATGTACTGAATACTGCATTGGTACTTACAACCTTAAGAATACCTGCAGTATTTGATGAATTGGTATTTGCAAACGTAACTACTCTTGCCTGAGCATTTGTTGCACTACCAGTAATAATCTCATCTTCTTGGAATAAACCTGAACCAGTCACACTTGATAGAGTGAGCCGAGTTGTCATATCATAAGCGAATGAGTTTGCAACTGCGCCGTTTGCTTTCAAGAGAGGATCTTTGATAATACCAAATATTCTGAAATCGTTTGCAATTGGAAATGTATTCGATACGGTATTTGCGGTCTGAATACTCATCATTACGTAATGACCACCGAGTTCCTTGACCGCATCTGAACCATGACCGCCCGGTGGTGAAATCATTGCCTTTGCAACAGCACCAGACCCATGAGAAGAATTTGCTGTAATTGTAACAGTCGCTTTTGAATAATTTGAACCCTGAGTAATCATTGTAATGTGGTTAATGGTATTACTTACACTCACATTTGAATAAGCAGTAGCGCCTGAACCATCACCGACAATTGTTACTGTTGGGCTTACAAGATATGTTGATGAAGTATTTGGTGTTGTTGTGAGTGCTGTAGCAAGAGTTACGGTTCTCGTTGACCCTACATAATCAGCGACTTCTGAAATCTGAGTCGATCCTAACCCAGATGTAATGAAGAGTGAATATCCATTATAATAGTTATCAATCGCTGATGCACTATTTGCAAGACGCATCGATGTATTTGACGAAACGGTAACGAATGTACCGTTTGTTGATTTATATCCTGAACCAGGAGTCTTAATATCAATCACTTGAATAGAACCGTTAGAAGCAGCCTGCTGAACTGCCCATTGAGCTGAACCGTTATTTGCTGTTAAAGTTTGAATTGGAATATAATCAGCTGTAGCAAACTTTGTGCTATCACCGCTTGATACAGTATACATATACTTCCAGATATAACCATCTGCAGTACGAAGATTATTCGTTGATGTGCCGGTTGGTTTTACAGTTGATGAACCACCCTTATTGTTATACAGACACTTATAAACGTTGCGATCATCAGTATAGACATAATAGCTATTTGAACTTGCAGGAGCATTGAAAAGAGTAGTGCTAGTACTATCATATTCGCGATAGACTGTATTATTCGCCCAGTCGTATCTTGGAGTCACGTATGAGACATCATTCGTCAGCAATTTCTTTGCTGCTATCATCGAGCGCCAATAATCGAAATCAGTATTTGCTACTGACTCGAGTGGTGTTGGCGGATCATTATCATCATCAAATGATGTTACTCTTGCAACAAACAAAAATAACTTCGAAGGTGAAGCTTCATCGAACGCTTCGAAGAATTGTTCTGCGTTGTGATGATGAAAATATCTTGTGACTAAACCTGGCATTTTTTCTCTTCAAAATCCGTATTTACATATTATTTATAATCAAATTATGAGTAAGTAGTATTTGATGTTACAGTAATAGACGTGCTGACTGAAGAAGTCGCTGTATATGTACCAAAGAGTTTTGTACCACTTGGGTGAAGAACAGCCTTTACAATTTTATCATAAGTGTTCAAGAATTTTGAACTTTTGATAACGTATGAAAATTCTTGATAATAGTAGTTGTCTTGAAGTCGGTTATTCCAAGAAAGCCAACCCTTGGTATCAATATATTTACCAGGATAAGAAACAATGCCAGAAACGACTGGTGTTCCAAAACCGGCTTGTGTTCCACTTCTTGATAGATTGTTAATATTCACATTTTCATTACGAAGATACCCAGCACCAAACTGAGTTACACTTACAGTCTCAATTGTACCAGTGACATTTCGAGATTGAATATCTGCATTGCCACCTTTGTACCAACCAGCACCATCATCGATAAGAAGATCATATATGGGATGGAAGACTACGTTTGCGGTTGGTAGACTCGTATCATATCCATAACCATAATTCGTCATTGTTAGTGCTGAGATTGAGCCGACCAGGGTATTTGCAAATGCAAGAGCAGCATTTAGTGGAGTAGATACATTTGCACTAGCTAAGTTTGCTGATACTGATGATGTGTTTGCACCAAGCGAAACAAAGGTTGGCCCTGTATTTAAAACAACATTTTCCATTGCTAGAATAGTATCAGTATTTAATTGGATTATTTCAGTATTTGAAATACCCGAAACGATGAAATTAGCATTTGATCCAGAGCCGCCAGAAACTGTAATCGTTGAATTTGTCTGATATCCTGAACCACCATCAACGATATAGAATTCAACGGCGGATGTATCTGAAACTGTAAGCACCGTCCCGGTAGCACCAGAACCACCAGCGCTTGTAAATGATACTGTATCACCAGCTTGATGTAATGCACCACCAGAAACTACATCAACCGATTGTAAAGAACCCTGAGTGGCAAGAATAGTTGCATTGATTGTATTTGCACCATTACGAATCAACTCACCGTCTTCGAATGTGCCACTGATATTTGTAAGATAGAGTTCATCTACGATAATGCCCCGTTCGATCGTTCCGACGATTCTGTCGACACGCGCAGAAGCGCCAGAAGTTGTACCGACAATTGAATCACCTGAAACGTTTCCAATTGTACCAGTTCGAGGTGAACCTACACGAACCGAGGTCTCTTTTACCCATCTACCATCTGAAGCACGGAGAATATCTTCACCTGGATAATAGAATTCAATCTCTTCATTATAAAGAATACGAAAGAGTAGTTGATATGATGCTTCACTGCCCTTTGATCTATAAAGATCTTTAATATGTTTTGCTAGTAATTTTTTGTTAAAAAGAGTATCGCGAGGAATAGTATTGATAATTTCACGATGAAAATATTCAAGATACTTATCGTAAGTATTATCGATATCTTGATAGTTCAGCAGATTCTTTGATACTTCAATCGCATTGTTTGATTGTTCCATCCACTCATAATAAGAACGAAGGAATAATACTAAATTAGGTCCTTCATCACGTACGAAGTCAGGAAACTGTTGTTCAACGAGATTGGATATCTTTTGATTTGTTGACATTAATAAACTACCGCATTTACACCTGAATCAACGACTGTCGTTGTGACACCAGAAGTTGTTGCTTGTTGTGTTTGAGCAACCACAACACCGTTTGTATCATCAACAACCGTAACTGTTGCGCCGGCAATCAGAAGAATCTGATTACGTACTGCATTGATATCATTATTTAATGGGTCAGCGTAGATACTCATCTCAGCCCCAGAGATTGAGGTTGGGAAGAATGAATTCAGAGTAATAAGACCTGTATTATAATCTACTGTCCCGAGTGTTTCGTTGAGATATACAACACTTGTGCTATCCTGGATATAATAAGATCTTACAACTCCTTCGCCGTCGTCATCAAGGTATGCTGTTTTTCCAGAAAATGTAAATGCAGAAGATGATATATGGTGTGAACCAGCATGAGTCGTATGTCCAATTGAAACTGGTTCATCAATTGGGTTACTGAACGCAAGTCTATAAGTCGTCGCTTGAGATGTGCTTGGTACGAATCTCTTTTCCATTTTAATCGTCGTCTTATTTGAAACGATTGATGGATCTGTATCATCGATCGCACGAGTGAATCTCGAGAATCTGAACTTGTTATTGCTAAAAGTTCCAAGATTATTTGTTTCAAAAGAAACAATGGCATTGAGAACTTTTGTTTGTACCTGAGCTGCAGTCAGTGTTGTCAATGTTGGATCATATCGAACCGTGACTGTTGGGCGAATGTAGAGATATGTTGCATCAACAAATTCTGGATCAATCGAGAGAATATTATATCGCTTCAACTGAGCCTTGATCTGATTTTTTCTATTCTGTGAAATCAGATTACCTGTAGTTGGTTTTACTGAAATATAAACCTTACCATATATAGGTGGTGTATTGTCTTCGCCGCCCCAAACATTTACGGATGAGAAATCACCGTTTTCTCGAAGAATAATTCTCTTGTAATCTTCTGCTAGAACTGCACGGTTTTGTGCTGCAAAATTCTTTGGTGCATTGAACTTGATAGAATTAATGGATTCATTATTTGCGCCACCAGAAGTGGATGCATTTACAGTTGCGGTAAATGTAGAATATCCACCAAGCGTAGAAGGATCGGTGAATGTTGAAATATCATTACCAATTGTACCATTGCAGATGCGATACTGAGCGATGATGATATTACCATTATCTGGTTGTTTGCCGATTACGTCGTCACCAAAATAGATCTCGTACTGCTGATCGTCGGTCTCTTGTAAGAAGTAAACAGCGGAGTTGGCATATACCTGTGTGATATCACTTGCAAGAGTATATCTTGTTAGTGTTGAATCTTCACTTGAGTTTTGAATATCGACGACGAGTGAAGTTGTATCTACACTCTCGTTTGGGATGATGTAGCGAACTGGATTATTTGAATCGACGGTCCAACGATGTGTTACAGGTCGTCCTTCTGTAATCGTGATTGTAGATGAGTATACACCTGCGGCGGGCGTAATGATATAAGCATCTGGTGTGACAAACTTATAAGTCTCACCATCTACTGTAGCTTGCCATTCTGTATTTTTTGCAACTGTAATTGAATCTGGAGCATCATTTGGAGTAATAGTCACAGAAAGAGTAGTGCTAGCTCCCCGAGCAGAACGAGGTGTATATCCAAGCATCTTTGCTCTTGAAACAACACTCTCTCGAAGTTGAGCAGAATCAAGAAACATCTCGTTACCAACCATGCTGGTATAGAATGCATTCTGATAGGTATTATAGGCAAGAAGATCAAGCAACATGCTGATTGTTGAGCCTTCGAAGTTATAGTCAGTGAACTCTGGCTTTGAAGAAATATAAGATTTCAT